CCTTGTTTCCAAATGATAGCACGACACAGTTGATGAACAGTGGTATCGGTAGTTTAGCGTAGGGGAGCAGCAAACATGTCAATTTTACAATATGCGTCCCCAACAGGTGAGTATTCTTCATACGACCGAGAAATCTTTGAGGACTACGATAACCGTATCGGCACCTATAATAAGGCGTTAACCGCGTACAAAGAGTTGGCCGAGCCGTATCAAGGTTTGGTTGATACGCATAATACTAACATTGGGGCTTACAACACTCAGCTAGACAAATATAAATTGGATGCCGCGGCGTACAACAAGGCTATTGAGGAGTTTAACGCGGGCCCCCGCACTACGGAATATGCCGGACCCGCATCCCCGGGTCAGTTCACAGGAGTTATGCCTATCTTTCAAGGCGGAGAGGCACCCGTGGCTCCCGAGGACCCCGGTTTTTCAGGCGAGGACGTTGACGAGTTTGTTGCAGCGGCAGGCGAGAGAGCCCAAGCGACGGCAAACATTCAAGGAACGGCTCAAGCGGTTATGACAGACCCCACTCAAACGTATAGAACTGCGGCAGGAGACGTTAATCTTGGCGGTATGTCAGGTTTTAGCTCTTCGGCAATGGGCATGCGCGATGGCGGAATAGTGCAAAACTTTCAAGAAGGAGGATTGGCCATGGACTCACCTTATGCGGACCCTATGCAACAGAACCGGTCTTTGCCACCGCCACAGCCTTCAATAGCAGAATTTTCGTCCAACAACCAAGGCGGTATCGGAGGAATGTTTGGGGGTCTTCAAACAAGTCAACCCCTTATGTCAAATTCTTCAGGCGGCATTGGCGGTCAGTTTGAACAAATGAACCAAATTCGGAACCAAATGGGCGGGCAAATGGCGGGCATGCAAGGCGCACCCTTAGAGACCTACAAGAGCTATTTGCAGCAAGTTTATAACCAGCCAGAAATGGAAAAGGCAACTCAGGCACTAGGTGGCGCACTTAATGGACGTGTTGATGAGTTTGTTAACATGGTGGATGAGGCCGAACGCGCACACTTTGGCGCAGAAGAAAGTTTTGGTTTTGGCGGAGGAGAGTTTCAAAAGGGGCTAATGAGCCAGTATGAAGACCCCATGCAAGAAATGCAACAGAGTCAAATGGCCCAACAAGGTTCTCAGGGACAACTTGGAAACATCGGCGGTCAGATGAGTGGGCCCCTTCAGATGGCAATGATGTTCGAAGACGGCGGAATGGTTGCAGCACGGCCCCCGGTCAGCGGACCAACGCCCGATGTTTACATGCAAGAAGGCGGACAAACTGCTTTTGCGCCTGCCAGCGACGAGGCTTTAACTAAAACACGTCAAAAAGTTATAAAAGACTACGGTTTTGATCCGCTACAAATAGCTATGGAAGAGGGTGTTGACCCAGAACTCTACCTTCGCGTTATGCATCAAGAAAGTAAGGGAGATGCTTCGGCTGTAAGCTCTGCGGGTGCCCGTAACTTAATGCAAATCATGCCCGCTACTGCCGCAGATTTGGGTATTAAAGATTTAGATGATCCCCTTGCAAATGCGCGGGGCGGCGCTCGTTACCTGCTCCAGCAATTAAACGAGTTTGGAACGGTGCCCTTGGCCCTCGCAGCATACAACGCAGGCCCCGGTAACGTAAGAAAATATAAAGGTGTGCCCCCGTTTGACGAAACACGGAAGTATGTCTCTATCATTCATGGTGTATCCGCAGGGGAAATACTGCCAAATACAAACGATTTCTTTAGAATGAACCCGGATGAAGACCCTGTTCGTAAGCCACCGAGCCGACCAGAGGGCTTTGGAACCGCGGATTTTGAGCCTACGCAAAGAATCATGAGCGAATATCTTATGATGAATGAACCTCAAGAAGCTCCAATGCCCGAAGCCCCGGCTATGAGACCGGAAGTACGGCAAATGAATCCCGAAGAAGCGGCGCAAGAAGGCATCGGAGATGCTTTCTACAAACAATACGCGGCTTACGATTATGAGTCCGGGCCCCGTTAAAGCAACCAATCCTTGGCATCTTCTCCCAAGACTTGTCCTGCTATATCAATCTTTTGGCGAAGAGCTTTAAGTATTTTTTCGTCTATTGTACCGGGGGAAACTAGGTCAATATAAGTTACCTTGTTTGTTTGGCCAATGCGGTGGGCGCGGTCTTCTGACTGCAACCGTATCTCCAAGTCGTAACTGTTACTGTAGTAAACAACTGTATTGGCAGCGGTCAGCGTAATGCCGTAACCACCCGTTCGAGGTTGACCAATAAAGAACCGAAGCGGACTGTCTTTATCTTGGAACTTTGTAACAATATCTTGCCGCTCGTCTTGTGGCGTCCCACCGTAATAAGTTGCGACCGAATCGGGCCCGAAACGGTCGCGCAAGGCATCGGCTATCTGTTGAATGTCATGAGTCCACGACGCCCAAATGATTGCTTTACCCTGAACTTCTTCGGAAATAGCGAGTAACTCCTTCAAGCGATTGTTCGCAAGAGGCTGTATTTCTCCCTCGTCCGGCTGCAAAAACCCGCAGCATATTTGATGTAAACGCATAACTTGCGTCAAAACACTTGCCGTAGTGGCTAAATCCCCACTCTCCAGTTTAGCCAAAGCCAACTTCTTCATTTGAGTGTATAGCTTTAATTGCTCTGGAGTTAGCTCTACTTCACGACGTGTGTAAACTTTTTCCGGAAGGTCTAAACAATCTTCTTTTAGAACCCGGTTACTAAAAGTATCCAACTTTATAGACAGTTCGTCTAACCTACGGTAGCCTACAATCTGTTGAAAACTGCGGTGGCCCATTGTTTTTCTTTGGACGTTTGCGTACCGCGCCTGAAACGCAAAGTAGCTGTTAAAACCAAGAGCCTTTTCGTTTAAAAAGTCACACTGACTGAACAAGTCCATAGGGCTTTTTGTAATTGGAGAACCCGTTAGTATGCGGCGATACTTAGACAAACGCCGCAACCGTGTAATGTTCTTGGTCCGCGAAGCCTTGCGGTTTTTGATGGTTGTACTCTCATCTACAATGACAAGGTTATCAGGGTTCTGGTACAAGAAAGCTTCGGCAGCGTCCGTACCGCGAGGCGTAGAAAAAGCTTCGACGTTCATCACAAACATTTTGACCCCGTTGTATTTCTCTACAATAAAATCCTTTAGCTCTTTTTCTTTCTTCATGCCCTTGGTTGGCGTCCAACGAATCACCTTACGGTTTATACGGTCTGGTAGATGAACAGGTATCTCGTTCTTTACCCAGTTATCATAGACGCCTTTTGGCGCGATAACCAACGCACTATTGATCTTACCCGCCTCAAAAAGACAGGCCATTGTATCAAGAGCCACCTTGGTTTTACCGGTGCCCATTTCCATGAACAACGCATAGTATTCCGCGGCCCACGACTCTTGGAGAGCGTGTCTCTGGTGGTCATATGGTTCCGTCTTAAACTCAAACCCGTGCATTTCTTGCCCCCTAAAAAAACTTCTTGACTTAGGTTGGTTATAAGATCATATACATATTTGTCAAGACCCGAACGGTGTCTTTAAAAACGAAGGAGAAACGCGATGAGCGATAATATACTAAAGATGATGGAACAGGACTCAGGTCAAACTGGTTCATCGGTGGACAAATTGGATCAAGAGGGGCTTACATCTGTAGCCGCATTGGCCCGACAAATCCGAGACGAAGAGCTTTACATTAACGATCTTGAGACAGACCTCAAGGCATCTAAGAAGAAGCTTCAAAAACTTACTGATGACGAAATGCCTGCCATGCTTGCAGAAATAGGCATTTCTTCTTTTGCCCTAGACGACGGCTCGACCGTTGAGGTCAAAGCAACCTACGGGGCTTCTATCCTCGTAGATAATCGCCCTCAAGCATACGAATGGTTACGCGATAACGGCTACGACGATATTATAAAGAATACTGTCGAGTGCCAGTTTGGACGTGGCGAGGACGATCAAGCAAACGCTTTTGCGGCTTTTGCTCAACAACAGGGCTACGTTCCTGAACAAAAAACAGCCGTTCACCCTCAGACACTTAAAGCTTTTGTAAAAGAGCGTGTTGAAGAAGGTGACGACTTTCCGATGGAACTATTTGGTGCGTTCGTAGGGCAACGCGCAATCATTAAGCGAGGTAAATAAGATGAATAAAGCAGTAGCAAAAACCAATAAAACAGAAGTGGCAACTTTTGACATTTCAATGTTTGAGGCCGACGCCGGTAGAGGCATGGAGAATTTGGGGACAGAAGACTTAGCTCTTCCTTTTCTCAAGGTTCTGTCAGGTAATGCACCTGAGTTGGATACTCATGAAACGGCTCGTAAGGGTGACATTTACAACAGTGTTACCGGAGTTGCCTACAAGGGTAAGGAAGGTGTGAAAGTTATACCTTGCGCTTACCAACGTAGGTTTATTCAGTGGGCTCCAAGAGGTGAAGGGTCAGGCGGTCCCGTGGCGATATATGAGCCGGGTCAACCACGTCCAGAAACCAACCGGGATTATGAAAAGAATCAGGACAACAAGGATTGGTTGACTGACGGTTCTGGTCATTACATTGAAGAAACAGCACAGCACTTTGTTTTACTAATAAACGAAGACGGTGCTATCGAAACGGCTCTTATTGCAATGAAGTCTACGCAACTCAAGAAGTCGCGTAAATGGAACAGCATGATGATGTCTAGGTCAGTAAAAGGCGCTAACGGCCCCTTTAACCCACCCCGTTGGTCACATGTTTACAACATGAAAACAGTGGCTGAAGGTAATTCTAAAGGTGATTGGCATGGTTGGGAAATGTCAGTAGACGGCCCTGTTACAGACGCGGGCATATATAGCCGCGGTAAATCATTTGCGGAAAGTATCTCCGCGGGCGAAGTTGTGGTTAAGCATACGGAAGACGATGGTAGTTCTGTCAAGGACGACGAAATACCGTTTTAAGTCGTCATCGTGGCGGGGTCTAGGCTCCGCCACTCCTTTTTCCGCAGGGGGCATTCATGTCAATTAAAAAGTTTATGGCTATCTTTGATGGCCTCAAAGAAGCTCATGGTTACTTCAAGATTGAGTCTACCGGCGCTAACGGTAAGGCCAAAGGGAAGGCGGGCGTACTAAAGGCACCGCGGACCACGAAGCTTTGGGAGAGTCATTTAAAAGGTGGTGGCACTGGTCTCGGGATTATACCAATTAACGAGGACAATCAGTGCGTCTGGGGATGTATCGACATTGACCAGTACCCGTTAGACCACAAGTTATTAGTTGAAAAGATACGTCGGTTGAAACTCCCTCTGGTTGTTTGCCGGTCAAAGTCTGGTGGAGCGCATTGCTTCCTGTTCTCGAAAGATTGGGTTGAAGCAAAGGACATGCAGAAGTCTCTGCAAAATATGTCTGCCGCGCTGGGCTACGGCGAAAGCGAGATATTTCCAAAGCAGATAAAATTACATTTGGATCGTGGGGACGTGGGTAACTTTCTAAACCTACCGTACTACGACCATGAGAACGGCTTGCGGTATGCGTTTCTTGATGACGGTACATCTGCCACGATAGAAGAATTTATAGAACTATACGAAAGATATGTTCAAACCCCAGAAGAAGTCGTTAAGCTACAGGTAATAGGTGGCGGTGAAGCTGACCTTATGAGGGACGCTCCGCCCTGTCTTCAGATACTTTGTAAAGCAAAGATTAGCGAAGGGGGTAGAAATAATGGGTTATTCAACATCGGGGTTTATCTACGAAAAGCCTATCCGGATAGTTGGGAATCTGAAATATTGCGATACAACATGGAGTATTTTTCTCCGCCACTACCACTACCAGAGGTCAACATAGTCGCCAAGCAAGTACAGCGCAAAGACTACGCTTACAAATGCTCCGACGCTCCAATCAACGCACACTGCAACAAAGAGCTATGCCGAACCCGCAAGTTTGGCATTGGAGCCGCAGTGGCAGGGGCTACTATTGCAAATCTACGCAAGTATAACTCAACGCCACCCGTCTGGTTTATGGACGTTAATGGCGAACCTTTGGAGTTGGACACTGAGGCGCTAATGTCTCAACCTCTGTTCCAGAAAGCTTGCATGGAGCAGCTTAACTTTATGCCCCGCTCGGTAGCCAAGAACCAGTGGGAAGGCCGCATTAGTGCGTTGATGAACGAGATGCGCGACAACGAGAGCGCAATCATAGAAGTGGCACAAGACGCAAGCATTAGTGGACAGTTTTACGACTACCTCGAAGAGTTCTGTCGTCACCTACAGCAAGCGCAAGACAAAGAAGAAATCTTGCTCCGCCGCCCTTGGACCGATGAAGAGCAAGGAACCACCTATTTCCGTCTTAAAGACTTTGAGAACTTCCTTAAAAAGAACAAGTTTTTCGAGTATAAAGCGCATAAGATGGCACAAAGACTACGCGACATTAACGGTGAGAGTGTAACCTTGAAGATTAAGGGCCGATCTGTGCGTGTGTGGCAAATCCCGTCGTTTGATAACGTAGACGTAGAAATAGAGCCGCCTAAGTTTGGCTCTCAACAAGAGGCTCCGTTTTAATGCCTGAAAAAAATGCACTCAAGGCTATGCGAAACGCAGAGATAATTCGTATGATTGACGAACACCGCATGACAATGACTGCGGTTGCCAAGTGGTTTGGCATTTCTAAGCAACGGGTTCAACAGATATACAAAAAAGAAAAGTCCGCAGATGTTTAGGATTTTTGGGCCACCCGGCACGGGTAAGACAACCACCCTGCTAAACATGGTTGACGATGCTTTTGAGAAGGGGGTCCACCCGCACAGAATTGCTTTCCTAGCCTTTACGCGCAAGGCTGCCACTGAGGCGCAGGAGCGGGCCGCTGTGCGCTTTAACCTTGATCCGAAGAAAGACCTAGCCTATTTTCGGACCTTGCATTCTCTGGCCCTTACAATGACTGACATACGCCCGGAGCAAGTTATGCAAGAGTCGAACTACCGCGAGTTGAGCAGGGCTATAAACATCCCGTTGGGTGCCGCAAAGAACGCAAACTTCGATGAGGACGTTCCAAGCATGGTGGCGAGTAGTGATCCTATTTTAGGATTAATTAACTTGGCCCGGTTGCGTAAGGTGAGTTTGCGCGAACAGTATAACCACAGCAACGTTGAGGCTGATTGGAACACCATCCAATACGTCGATACATGCTTGAAGCATTACAAAGAAAAGATAGGTCTGTACGACTTTACCGATATGCTGGCTGAGTTTGTAAGACAGTCCGACAAATACTGCCCACAGTTTGATCTGTGCTTTTTAGATGAGGCACAGGATTTAAGTCCGTTACAGTGGGACATAGCCCACATCCTAGATAAGAACTCCGACCGGATGTACGCCGCAGGAGATGATGACCAAGCAATTTACCGCTGGGCAGGGGCCGACGTAGACCAGTTTATCAATCTACCCGGCGGATCAGAGACGCTTTCTCAATCCTACCGTGTCCCGCAAAGAGTACACAAGCTGGCCGAGAATGTTGTGAAGCGCATCCAACGACGGTTTCCAAAGAAATACGAGCCCAAAAGTGAGGCGGGAAACATAACAAGGATCAACTCTGTAAGCTCGCTCGACATGAGTGCAGGCTCTTGGCTTATCCTTTCGCAAGCTGCCTACCAGTTAATCCCCGTGGCCTACGACCTAAAGTCCGGTGGCTACCTGTTCAACTATCGCGGCCAACGGTCCATTAGTGAGAAAATATCAGACGCAGTAAACGGTTGGGAACAACTGCGCCGGGGTAAAGAAGTCCCCGGAGAAGCCGTCCGAAAGATTTACAACTTCATGTCCGTCGGTAACCGCGTCCAACGGGGCTTTAAGAAGCTGCCCGGAATAGAAGATCAGGACATGGTTACCTTCGATACACTGTCCGCGGATCACGGCCTTCTGGCTACCAAAGAAATGATCTGGTCTGAGGCAATGGATAAACTGCCAGAGACAGACCGGGCGTATGTCACGTCGCTTTTACGGCGGGGCGAGAAGTTTAACGGAATACCCCGCATTACAGCGTCCACGATCCACGGATCAAAGGGCGGTGAGGCAGATAACGTCGTGTTGTTTACGGACCTAAGTCCTGCGGCGGACGAGGATATGAGGATTAACCCAGACGACATGCACCGTGTGTTTTACGTCGGCGTCACACGGACCAAGCAAAACTTATACATTGTCGATGCAGAAGATATGTCAAGGAGTTATGACTTATGAACGAAAACCTTTCTGAACAACAGCGGTTTGACTTTATTGAAGCTGAGATAGACCGAGCTTATGTTCACGCGGATGACGAATGGAAGCAAGAATACTATCAAAATGCAGCGAAGTATCTCTCAGAACACAAGTTTGTTGAAGGCGGCAAGATTTGTGCTTTTTGCAGATCGCAAGGTATGTCTGACCCCCACCACCATAACGTTTGGGGAGCAATGATGGTGTCTCTAAGAAACTTAGGGTGGGTTGAAAAAGTTGGCATGGTGCGCCCAACAACACGACACACGCATATCAACGAGGTATGTCAGTGGGAAAGCCAATTATTTAAGGGTGAAAAGGTATGAACTGTTGGCATTGCAAAACAGAACTTATTTGGGGAGGAGATCACGACATAGATGATGACGAAGAACATTCTATGGTAACAAATCTCTCATGTCCTGAATGCGAGAGCTATGTATTAGTTTATTATCCAAGGGAGAA